TCCCAAGTTGGCCTCTTTAATGCGAAGATTCTAGGAATCCTGTATGAAATAATATGGTCTTCTTCCCATTCGATTTCAAATTCATTTCCTTGTGTGCCATCTGGAAGGTCAGCATCAATCTTCAATGTTTTATGTCTAAGCACAACTTCTTTTTCAGCTACCGCTTCATTGTATTTTTGCTGGATATAATCGTTTTTAAAGCGTGGAAATGAAAGCAAGATTACTTTACCAAAGTCTGGGAAACGAGAGTTAACAGAGGCACGATACATTTTATAAATTGATGATGCGGTTTTTGCTTGATCATGACCAGAGGTTGACTCCAGCTCGAAACCTGAGATCTCATCAAGAATAACTACAAGAACGTTATAACCTTCCCAGGCTTCTCTTTCTGAGTGACCTGAGTGAACTGTTACAGACTTATCAAACTCCACCATGTTCGCCTTTGCAATATACTTGCCTTGGAACCACGGGGACTTTTCAATACGTTGATTAAAACCTTTAAAAAATACTCGGTTAGCCTGAATAGCGTTAATAGCAATATTAATAATATCAATAGCATCGCCTGGTGGCTTACCGTAATATGTTGCTGGATCGGATAAACAAAGAAGTAAATGCACCATGTAAGCACAAGCAATAGTTGATGTATAGTCTTTACCAGATCCTTTGCCAAGTTGCAAGATTACTTCATTACATGTTTGTTTGAATATTTTTTCGCCTTCGGCCTCCCCATAAAGTTTATACAGGGTTTCTCTTTTATAGATTTGAGTCGAAGCTTTGATTGACTGATATTGTAATTCAGAAAGTGGAGGTAATCCTAAATAGTTTTTATCAGTTACAAATTGCTCTAGTGTAACTGGCTTTTCTGAAAATTCATCTCCACTTAAAGCATCTAAAAATTCGTTAAAGTCACTCATTGATTACAACTGCTTCAACTTGCCCAGTAACCTGAGAAAGCCTTCTAGCAACCTCCCACTTACAGTGCTCACAGTTTGCTGTAACTTCTTTCAGTATTCCTACAAGAACTTCTTGCTTTCTTTCTGATTCTAAAATTTGGGATGCCATATCATCATTTTCAAGAACTCCAGCTTTATTAAGCATATCAATTCTTTTTGCTTCAATGTCAGCAATTAGCTTAAGTGTCTGCGTCTTTACTGGAAGTGCATCTTGAACATCTGCCTGCTCTACTGTTTTCCAGGCTTCCTTGATAAGCATGTTGTAATGCTCGTCTGCTCCCGCCAAAGCTTCTTTTGCTCTTTCACGAATAGCAGTGCTATCTTGTACGATAGCTTTCCAGTTCTGAATATGTCCTTCGACCTGAACTCTACTTATAGAGAGTGTTTTGGCAATCTGAGTAGCGGTATTGCCTTTAAGCAATTCCTCTACGACTTTGTTCATTTGATCAAACTTGCCAGCAACTTCTAGTTCATTATCCATTATCTGTTTTATAAAAACCTGATCCCTTAAATTGAATTCCAGCGGGGCTGTAAACACGAGCCATTTTATAACCACATGAAGGGCATGGAGGAAGAACTTCTTCATCAGAAAAAGATCTAGTTACCTCTGACTTTTCATCGCATGTAATGCATGAGTATTCATAAACTGGCATACTTAATTATAGCCCATTCTCTCTGCTCTTGTCAACCGCAATTTTAAGTAAAATTAAATAACCAATCAAATCATCAATATCGTTGTCTCCAGCGTAGCCTTGATTATTTTTAACACGGTTCAACTTATCGTCAATTCGCACTTTTAACTGCTCAATGCCGTCAGACTGTGCAAATATTCTACTAGGCGAAAGTGCTGAGTCTCCATAAGATATATTCTTTTCAATTAATAGTTGTGCAATTTCATGGCATGCATTCCAAATACGCTGACCTGAAGGTGCTGATGAGGCATGCAAATATAAATCACTACAGATAAAATTATGAACATCTTCATATACTGGCTTTAACATTATCTATTGTCCTTATCGTTAAATGGATGATCATAGATCTCAGCTCCGTTTACCCCGCCCCACTTTTTAATGTAGTGGGCAACAACAGCAGACCTTTGATCTTCCCAAATCTTTAATTCTTCGGGATTTTTAATTGTATTTGAGGCAGTATGGGTGATATGGTGTTCTGGAATAGTAAATTGTGGATAGCCAGACTTTGAAAGTCTTCTATAATAATCACAGTCTAGATAGTAGCCAGACTTCTGTGTTGGCCATTCTTCATCTCCCCATTCACCGATGTGTTCTACTGCTCTAGTATTAAAAGCACATAGGACATCATACAATGTAAAAACAACCCCCCAATCCTCATTTAAGTTTTCAACAAAGTTTACTAGCTTTGAATCTGTATCATTATGTACCTCACCATCATTATGCATAAAGGAGTAGTAGTCAAAGTTATTCTTGATAGCATATTCACGCACAAAGTTTTGAGTTTCAGTAAAAGACTTTGGTTGGTCTGGTATGAATGTTGCAAAAGGAGTTCCTAGGTAAACAGACTCTGGGATCTCTCCACCAGAGTTGTTAAAGATGATATACTCGTCGTATATGTTTGGATTTACGCTATGCACAGCTTTTTCTAGTAGGTTCATATTGGAAACTACTGGAATAAAAATAAACTTTTTCATTAAATAAGTTGGTCCGTCCAGGTCTTAGGAGTTTTTTCTGTAATAAACTCTAATGGTAAATGGTAGTTAAATGGCTTTACACCCTTAATTTTAATCCATTCCGCCATCTCTGTCAAGCCATCTTCTAAGTTAGTCGTTGTCTCATACCCTAAAACTTTTCTAGCTAAGTCTGCAGAACATACTGCATGCTTTACTTCTTGTGGTCTTCCAGGCATGTAAATAGCATCGCCATCGTAATTCATTATTTTTGAAACAATCTTAAACAATTCATTGATTGTTACAGACTCTTCGTCAGGACCAATATTAATAACCATACCGTTTGCTACATCTGTTTCACATGCAATGATTAATGGATTTGATACATCTTTCCAGAATGAGAATGATCTTACCTGCTCTCCATCACCATAAATAATTGGTTTCTTGCCCTGCAATATTCTGTTAATCATAATAGATGCTACATTTCTAAATGGATCATCATATTTTTGCCTTGATCCAATAATGTTATGAGGAACCAAGATAACATACTCCATGCCATGAGTTGATGATATATTTGCTACTAACTGCTCTGCAGCTAATTTAGCAATACCATATGGGTCTTGTGGCTTAGGAATCATATCCTCTGTAAATGGCAAAGTATCTTGCTTACCATATCTAGCCATGGATGACATATGAACAAACTTCTTTACACCATGCTTGATGGAAGCAGACAATGCTACAGTTGTTATATGAGAAGTATTTCTTGTAACCAATGCTGGTGAAAATACTGACAATCCTTCATAGGCAGTACAAGCTGAATGTACAACTAAATCAATGCCCTTAAACATTCCTTCTACAGCATCAAAATCATTTAGATCTGCCTGCCACCAGGTAACGCCTTCTGGAACATTATCCTCGTACCCACCTATTAAATTATCAATGCCATAGACTTCATGTCCTCGCTTGTACAATTCTTCAGCAAGATGGCTGCCCATAAATCCTGCAACCCCAGTTACCAACACCTTCATTACTTAGTCCACTTTCTAGGTTTTTTAATTAAATCAAAACGTTCTAAAGCTCTTTGTATCGTCATATGAGTACATTTTGCTTCCATTGCCATTTGAAGAACAGTTTTCTTTTCAACTACGTATCGCTTGTATACCCAGTCTCTATTCTCCCAAAGCTTTGTGCTCTTAGCCATTATACCTCCTCACACAACTTCATTTACCGCATACCATGCAATTCCCGCAGCATCCGCCACGTTATCGGACTCAGTTTGGATGCCCAGATTTCTAGCAAAGTCAATTGTCCTTTGCTTTCTACGCTCTCTGATCTTTCCCTTAATCCAGTTATCGGATTTGTCGGGGAATTCAGCTCTGATTGCATCTTTTTCCGCCTTGGTATAATTTTTATTACCTAGGTAAGATTGCCAGGTTATCGGATGGACTTCAACAACCTCTACATTATCACTAAGTAACTCTCCCATTATAGCACCAAATACGTATGCCATCTTCATTCCCGTCGCCACAGACTTAACAGAAATAGCTGCTTCAATAACAACAAAATCAAAGTCTAATGTATCTTTAAATGCTTTTATTTTATTTTTGGCATCAAGGATTCTTTCATATACATCTGAACCTTCAAATGTAACTTCTCCCCATTTTACAGCTTTCTTTTCATTCATTAGGCAAAAAGCAAAGCTATTTGTACTTGCGTCTATACCTAAAACTTTCTTTGCCTTTGGCTTTACCAATTTAGCTAGAGACATTTTTTACCATATCCAAAAGAGATTGACGAGCTTTTTCTTTTTCTTCGCTCTTGCATTTATCGCAAACTTTTGTAGAGTTATAACGACTTAGCTGTACATTACAACCATGAGTCTTACAGTATCTTTTCTTACCTGCAAGCCTGGCTTTTTGATCGTAATACTTTTCTTTTAGCTTTTCATTAGTTGCTATACGACAACACTCATCAGAACAATACTTTTGATTGTGTGTTTTTGGCTCAAACTCTTTTTGCCCCTGGCATTTATCGTAAGCACATATCACTTTTCAAGCACCAATGGTTCTATATAAACTTCGCCGAGATCTTTCTTATCTGCCCAACAAACTTTCTTTACTGGACAACCCTTGCAGGCCCATTGAGATTTAGTAAATGTACGCTCTGGCAAAGTTCCAGCCTCGTATGCAGCATAAACTTTACGCATCCAGTCCCAAACACCATCAACTAGCTTTTGATTTTTTTCATCCATATTGATTGGTATAATCAAGAAGCTGTTATCATTTTTGTTTTCATAGAAAAAAAAGCCCTGCTGTGCTCCACGAATTTTCATATAAGTTAGTAGTTGAACCTTATGATAAGGAAGTCCTTGCATTTCTGCTTGACGAATAGCAAAAATTTCTTCTTTGGCAGATTTAATTTCTCCTACTACTTCTTTTCCATTCCATTCAATAAATGTGTCTGCAAAACCTCGAATTGGTGGATCATCGTAGGTAACTTCTGTTTCATTAGCTTTAAAGACTGGCGTTTTAGCCATGACTTTCTGTATACGCTCATGCACATACGTACCGTTATCCATGTTAACGACACCCATAGCATCGGTTTCATTTTCAAACTCAGCACCATTAAAAGCAATGAACCAATATCTAGGACAGTTACCATTACCATAACCAATAGAACTAGGACTAAAAGTCTTTTTCTGAGTAAATTCGTTAGGCCTTTTGCCACTTAATACTGCCTCCTCGTACATGTTTGCAAAAGCTACTGGGTCAAAACCATTAGGATCAGATATTTTTTGAAACTTTAAGTTTGCAATAATATCTCTACCCATTAGTCATTCTCCATCCCAATTGCTTTCCGCAATACTTGCATATGCTATATGTCCTCATGGTAAAAGGACAACTAGACTCTTCTATTTCGTGTTTATGAAATAGTCTTTTTACTATATTCATTATACCCCATATCTAGCAGAATACTTTAGGGCATCTACAAGTCTGTTAATAGCTTCTTCAGCTGTGTAATACACGTTCTTCTTCTTTGCATTTTCCCCGCCTTTTTCAAAGGTGGTGTAGTAACGAGACATAACTGCAAATTTGGCTGATAAAGCCTGCATCTTTACAATAAGATCTGGGGCCTTAGATGAAGGAACATCTGGTTTGGCAATAAGCTTAATAATTAAGTCCAGTGCATAGTCAAGATCTGGGTCGTTCATGTAAGCTTTCATATCGTTGAACTCTGTAAGTTCACTAATTAATTCAATAACTGGCTTATCTGTCATTCCATAATCCTAACACAGAACTGGCAGGGATCTCCACCCTCTTCCCATTCCTTTTCTTCTTCTTCGGTTAATGAAGGTACGCCATCATGGGTTGCACAGAACATGTCTGTAATCCAACCTCGCTCAACGCCATTATTAAACCAAATCAAAAACTCAGATTGATTTTCTTCAGTTATCATTTTGTGCCTCCCAGCACTCTACCATTTGCTCAAACAATGCCCATTCAATTACTGCAAGTCTAGTCTTTTGACCTTCTCCGCCCAATATTAATTTAAGTACAGGATACTTGTCCCTGCTAACCTTAAAAG